TGGCAATTGGCTCCAACGTCCTCCAAGATCCCATCATCGTCCCCGAAAACGTCGCAGCTCATCTGGCCGAGGTCGCCTCCAGAATCGCTATCCTCCGATCAGCGGCTCTACAGGAGGAACATGACCGTCTCGCTGCAATCGTTGATGAATCTCGGGAGCTCGGGTACCTGGCACGGCTGGCTCGCAATGTTGACGGTAAGTTTGGGGCAGCCCTCTTCACTTCAGAGGCAGCAGTTCGCGTCGGCTTTAGACTGAACACGGAAATTCCTCGTCTTTCGGCTAACTGGCTTCTCGGCACATCCATCCCGGCTCTTCCCCTCACTCCGATTAGTGGTTTCACGACGCGGTCGGTCCTCGCCTCTAAGTTCTCCCTAACCTCCACGGCATCAGCGGAGTTGGCCAACTTGGAACGGAGCGTTTCAGTCCGGCTCAATTTGACGGCATCGACTAGCCCTAAGACTTGGTCTGAAGTCATCCCGACTCAAGAACTCTTGGACTACACTTGCAAGGTGTTTTTGTATCATCTTATGATCATGAATGCTTTCACAGTGTCGGCTAATCAGCGCTCGGTCATCTTAGCATTAGTCAATCGGTTGCCATCCCCTCTTCGCTCCCGCCTCAGAACGCGTCTACTTGGGCTTCTAGTACCTTCAAATCTCGAGTTGTTCCTAGGTTACGTTTCACGTCAGGTTCACCGATTCGTTGCTTGGTTGGCCGTTCTTCTCGACCTTAATGGCCCCATCGTTCCGAACCCGGCGGTTGTCCCTCCTGCTGCCGCCGTTGAAGACGATGGCGATTCGAGTGATGATGGTGGTAGTGGTGATCAACCTGCTCGTTGGGACGGTCCTCCACCCTCATCATACGGTTCCGACTCCAGCTCCGACTCCGACTCTGACAACGACGATGACCCGGCCCCTTCTCACCCTTCGTCATCGAGCGCTCCAACCGCACTTGTCTTGCCAACGGCTACCCCTTCGACTTTGGAGGCCGGTATTGCCGGTCAGAGCGCTGCCGACCTCGACATCGTAGCAGAGAGTGCCGTCGTTGAACGCACGATCGGTGGAGGTGAGGAACTCGACACACGGCAGTCCGCCCAGAATTTCAAGTTCTCCAAGGCCTTGTCAACCGATGATGACCTGTCCCCGTGGCTTTTCGAGGTCGGAGATACTACGCGCCCGTTCGATGAAGTAATCCAGGACACTCTGATGGACAAGCGGTGCAACGTTCCCGCTTTCGAAGCTTTCGACGAACCGAATGAGGCCACCTTCCAAACCAGGACTCGAGTCCCACATATAAAAGATGCTACTGCGGGCCCCCACACTCTTTTCCGCTCGATGGCTTACGGTCTATATCACAAGGTCAAGGTCTCCGAACCGAAGTTCAAGAACTACCAAAGGTCGGTTTCCGAGGCTGTTCGAGCTTCAGCTGGCGCTGTCCGCACTAGCGAGCATATCGAACGGCATGCCGTTGGCCCTCTAGAGTTAGATCGCGAGTCCCGGATTCGAGCCACAGTTGCTACAGCCGCCCTCAAGTTCAACATGCCCGACGTTGTCGTTGATGGCCTCCCTGCTGCTGGGAAGAGCACCCTCCTCGAAAAGTTCATCAGCGATCAGGACTTGATCATCGTCCCGACTACGGAACAGCGAGGTAAGTGGCAAGCCCGTCTCAAGGAAGTGAAGATCCGCGCTACTGTCGTCACCTTTGACAACCCCTTCGAACATCCCCCGTCAAAGAAGTTCCGATTGGTCGTAGTCGAAGAGTGCTTCTTGTTTGAAGTGCACTACATAGCGGCTTTCTGTTCCCTCGGCTCGGTTACTTTGTGTATCGGTGACTCCTCCCAGATTCGGTCATTCCACTTGCGCCAGAACAAGGTCACCTTCCACCTCCGTCCAGCTCATTCGAGGTTACACGTCGCAGCTAACTTCTCTCTCGGTCTCCCAGCTCAGGTTCTCGCACTCGGGAAGACCCTCGGGATCGTCAATAAGGGGGCTATTACGGCAAACTCCAATGGATCGATCGAACTCGTGTCTCAGCCAACCGATTCTGATCTTAACATCGTCTTCAATCGATCGAATAAGGCAGGTAACCGCCTGACCGCTCATGAGGCTCAAGGCAAGCGGACGACGTCGGCCACGGTTCGAGTTGCGGACGACGAGGTTCATTTCATGCCTCGTTCGGGTCACTTTTGGGTCGCCGTCTCTCGTAGTACTGATTACACCGCCCTCCACTGCGCACCCAAGGCTCTTATCAGCCTGCTCGAGGCTTTGAGTATCGTCGACGGTTGGGATTCGCCCCGGTACATTGGTGTTGTTGAAGAGATCCGCGCCGGCATTCCAACGTGCGAGCTTGCTCGGGACCGGCAGACAACTATTTACTCGGAGCTGGTTTCCGCTCGCGATCGTGCGACAGATGCGATTGAGACCCTGGTAACGAGTCGTCTCCCGACTGGTTATGATCCCACTCCTGCCCCGGTCCGTATCTACGACATCTCGCATTCTCAGGTCAACGATGCTCTCTCGATGATAAACTGCAATTTCGAGGGTCGCACTTACTACGACGTCGTCGATTCGATCGAGAACTTCTCCTTACCAGGCGACCCTACTGTTAAATGCTCCTTCCGCCTCGATCTACAAGCGACTCAGACTTCCTCCTCGAGCGTACTTCAACCAGCCGGCATCCTGTTCGCAAGCGATGACACTAGGACAGAATTGTTCACCATCGATTCGAGGTATCTCGCGAACGAACCGCTCGAAGTCCCAAACCAGTATGATCTCGCTACTGAGATGTTTCACGATCTCACGGCTGCTTGGTTTGATCCAGAGAAGACAACCTTTCTCGCGCAGACTCGATCCGCCTCCTTTCATGAGTGGCTTAGTTCACGTGATCCTGGGGTGTTCAGAGCCGGTTTCGACATGTTCTTGGAGACTCGATTCACCGCCGAATTCCACAGCTTTCTCAAAGCTCATGCCAAGGCCAAGAATTCTGCCGGTTACGGGCTCGCTCTCGAGAAGGGACAGACCATCGCTGCTGGGCCTCAGTCGTACAACGCCGCCTTTACGCATCACAATCGGGCACTGACGTCGGCGCTTCAACAAGTACTCCGCGATAATGTGTGTTTGGACATCGGCTACTCTGATCGCGACTTTGAGGCTAAAGTTCAAAAAATCGGTGCTTACGACCCCGTCAACACTCAGGTTGACTTGTCTTCACAAGATAGTACGCATCGCGAGTGTCACGTCCTCGTTCTCCTCTTTTTGCTGGCTCTCCTCACCGACGCTACTCCTGAGGAACTCCAATTCTATTACACTATGCGAGCCAAGTTTATCGTTCGGGCGAAGTCTTTCAACACTTCCAATCTGATCACCTACGAACAAACTTGGACTCTTCCTTCTGGCGACCCGTTTACCTTAATCGCCAATTGTGTTATGGAAGGCAGTTCT